GCGACCCAATCAACCCAGTCCCCACTTCGAGGGTGATCACCTTGCCGCCGACCGTATCGAGAGGGCCAAGAATTTGAATCTCCTTGTCCTGAATCGACCAGCTGTAACCCATCGACTTCAGCACCTTGTCGAGCTGTCCCTCGGATTTACCGGACAAGACAATCCCGTTCAGAAACTCGGTCAGCTTGCCCCTCTTTGGCCCGGCCGCCGCCTTCTCTGGGGCGTTCCCAATGCCTAACCCCATCGACGAGGCGACCGTATTCAGAACCTGCTTCAGCGATACCGGACCGCGAAGACTTGTATTGATCCGCGACGACTTGAACTTGTCCGCCCCGTCAGCACTCTGCACCGTCGTCACCCAGTCCGTTCCCTGCTGAGCTGATTGCCCATACTGAAGAACACCCGCGAAAATCTGATGAATGTTTCCCTTGTAGCCGGCTTCCAGTGTCACCGGAATATTCTTGGTCTGCAGTCTCGTCCTGTTTTCAAGACTCAGATTGTAGATACTTACCTCGCCTGTGTTCGGTTCTTTCGAGAGAGTCTTTACAACCTTGAAAACAAATCGGAGCATCGGCTGTGGATTATTTGTCTCAGGGTCTTGAGCTGTAATTCTGATATTGCCGACCGTCAGAACAGCATCTCGATTGAACAGGTCGGTCATGAGATCAAGATTCTCCGATGTATGTCAGAAGAACATCAGAACCAAGTTGACCGAGCGCTGTCGCCTCCAATCCGTCTTCACCAAGTGGGATGGGGATGATTGTACCAGCCGGTCTTTCTGGCTCCTGGTAGAGGCGAAGTAGATCCCACTGAGAAACAATTTTGATCCCCGACCTAAGCATCGCGCCTGTCAGACCGTCACTCAACTCCATGTACCAGAATGAATCGCGAACGTTGAACTTGAATTGCATGAAAAACAGCCGACCATCTAGCGTCACTTCAAAAGTGTATGCAGTAAGTTCGGTATCGTTCGGAAGAACAAAGACAGACGACATGATCTACCTCGAAATGAGTCTAAACAAAACGCTCTTCTTGTTCTGCGCTTTTTTTTCCACGGTTTTGTCTGCTTGCTTTTTGACCTGCTTCCCCTTGCTGGTTGGCTTTCCGACCTTTGGTGCTTTTATCAACTCAGTCTTGGCGACCAAGATTTCCCTGAGCGTCAGAGAGATATCTGCAATATTCGCAGTCTGCCTATCCCGAGTGATCGACAATGACGTGATGGCCATGTCGGTGTAATCGAACATGCTCGTCGATACGTGAACCAACTCACCTCTGTCCTTCACGCCCTCAAGAAACTTGAACGCCGCCTCTGCCCTGGTTGCCGGGTCGGTCCCGGGCACTGACGGGGTCGCCCTGAGTGAGGCCAGGAATAAGATCGGATGATCTGAGACTATCCCTCGAAGCTGAAGCTCTTTCGGCGCTGCCCGAATATGATCGGTGATATCCGCCACACCCTCAATGGGATGATCTGTCACCTGTGCATTGCCAGTGTAGGTTGAAGAAACAAGCGCATCGAATGTCAGAACATCGGTCTGCTCTTTATTGACTACCGCCACGGTAGATTTGAACCGACCAAAGAGCGCCATCACTCAGCCCCGGCAGGCTCTGGCATCGACACGCCAAAAGCATTTGCAGTCTGGCGATCTCGATCCTCCAACGCCGCACCGATCTGACGCCTTACCTCGCTTCCCATTTCCACTGGATTCATCGATGAGTTTGATGCGTCGATAGATACGTTCACCGAAGTATTAGGCTGATTCACGAACGATGCATTGCTGCTCGACGACGATAACGGCGCGGAACTTGTAATGCCCGATGGATTTGCCATTGCAGACTGAGCATTCTTTCCGCCAAAAAGATTAGACAGACCACCACCTACTAGCTTGAGCTTGCTGATAATCCCGGTGATGAACTCCGCGATCGGCTCGAAGATAAAGAAGAATACATCCTTGATGTCCTTCCACATATCAGTGAACATGAGGGTCAGATTCTTCGTGAAGTCCTGGGCCGCAATGCTGTTCATCCCAAAGAACTTCAACCAATAGGCAAGGGCGGTCATCAGCATGTCCCACAGGGCTGCCGGGATTGACCCAAGTTCGTTTATCAGATCTTTGACTCCTTGAATCATCGTCCCAATAACCGACTCCGCCCCATCGCCCATCGCAACCAAATCATCGATGATCAAAACAATCGTCGCGATGATGATTCCCAGCAACAGGATAAAGAGAATCACTGGAGCAGCAGCCTTAATCCACATAATCATGGCAGCATGACCAAATATCGTCGTCGCTACCGTCAATGCCGTCATGACGACAGTCAATGTGCCGAGCACCGGACCCAGGGATGCGATGCCCTTGGCAATGACTACGATCGCCTGACCAAGGCCGCGCATCACTCTGCTCGTTACTTCCATCGCAGTCGATAGGCCACTACCAAGACTCTTGATCAACGGTCCAGCCTTTACGATCAACACAGTCATCGCTCTCGCCGCTGCGAGAAATGTCGGCAGTAGCTCTTTGGCGAATGCATTCTTGAGGCCCTGAATTGCTCCAGCCTGGTCCTTTTGAGCGTCAGTGTAATCGCTTGATAGTTTGAGCAACTCATCGCTCATCACCAGACCAAGCTCGTGGGCGCGTTGACGCTGTTCCTTCAGTGCCGATGAGCCCATCAGAAGGGTCGGAATGAGGTTTGTCCCGGACTTGCCAAGAACCTTTTGCGCAAGAGCGGTCCTCTTGGTCTCATCTGTCATGCCGGCAAATCCATCCGATAGCTCTGTGAAGATTTGCTCGCTGGTTTTGAGCTTGCCATTGGAGTCGGTTACCGACACGCCTAGTTCTGCGAACCCGGCACGCATTTCCTTGTTGCCACCAGAAGCCTCAAAGGCATTCTTCGATAGAATCCTGAGTGACGTTGCGAGATCACCCATCGAAGCGCCGTTCTTTGCCGCAACCGGTGCCAGCTCCTGAAGGGCAATCGATGAGACGCCAATCTTCTTTGAAAGCTCATCGAGCTCATCACCGGCGCGGGCAACACCGCTGACTGTCTCGCCAACAAAGTCGGCAATCTGCTTTACCGAGAATGCAACACCAAGACCTATGGCTGCTTTTTTGATCATCGAGATTGAGTCGAGGACGGACTTCTCTTGCTGCTTGTCCATCTCGAATCCGAGGGAGACGAGGATTTCACGCAATGCCATGGCTCATCTCCTCTTCGCTCGGCGTGATGCAGATCTTACTTCTTCATGCGCAAACCACTCGCCATCATCCTGAACATCGAGCATCTCGTTTGCGCGCATCACTTCGTTGATATCCCAGTATCGCCGAACTTCCTCGAATGTGGCAATCTGTCTCAAGATCAACCTCCAGATATGCGCATGTCGTATGAGGTGGGATGGAAGCTCTACTTGCCCAGACCCGCCCTTCGGACGGCGGCTGCGATAGCGGGTGCGCTGGCGGAAAAAAAATCCTTGAACTGAACCTTCAAGGCAAATCCCAACCACTTGTAGAGCGCCCCCAGGCGACCCCTGAAATGGGAGGAAAAGATCTTATCCAGTCCCGGCTCCTCGCCATTGGGCTTGACCACGGAGGTCACCTTGGAGAGAATGCCAATCACCTCTCTCTGCTTGGCCTTGCTGAATCGCTTGAAGAACTCGCCGACCGCACGTTCAAGGGCCGGACCAAAGTCGGCCATCCCGGTCTCGGTGTTCTCCAGTACAGACTTGATTTGATCTTCGCCGCCAAGAGCAGACCCGATGGCCGCCAATGATGGGCCTAAGATCTCCCCAATATCGGCCAGCAAATCTGTGGCCACCAACGGGTCAAGCATGAGTACCTTGTAGGTATCGCCGTCGATTGTCTCTGTCTCGCCATCATTTTGGCTCACGGGTTATCTCAGTTTCCGCCGTCGAAGATCTGCATGTTATCGGTCTCGATCACCCACTCACGATTGCTAATCTCCCGGCCAAACTCGGCATCCGCCGGCTTCTGAATCCACGCCGACTCGGCGACGATCAACGTTCTGCCAGAACCATCTTTGATCAATAGCGGACCAACGCCATCACCCGAGGCCTCGTCTAGAGCCATCTGGGCGGACAGGGCATCGTTGGAGATCGAAGTCTGCATGAGCGTCAGAGTGATTGTCCCACCAGCATCATTCGATTTCGCTCTTGCGCCCTCACCGTCAGAACCGACCATCTTGGTAAATGACTGATTGTCTCGTGCGGCGACCAGGAATGTCCCGTCTGCATATCCTTCGATCGGAATACCGGCGAAGATCACACTGACATCTGCTGGATTATAGGACTTGACGGCCATGGTGTTCTCCTAATGTCAGACGGTCACAATGCCGTTGACTTCGATCTTGTGGATTGCCCCTGCCAATACTGCTGTGAATTTTACATCCGGCAGGAGACGATTTGCCTTATCTACAGACGACACATCTGCCGCCCTCGGGACGGTCACCACCGGCGCAGGATCTGCCGCAAATCCACCGACAGAGATTCCCAACTGCATCACACCGCGAACCTCGTTCTCGATGATCGCAATGCCAGCATCCGTGTATGGAATCTTGTTCGCATTGACCAACCTGAAGAAGATGTTCTCCATCAGCCTGGCGGTAATGAAATCGATGAACTGCGTAATGTCGATGAACTCGCCAGAACTCGTCACTCCTTCACCTGTGATGTTGTTCCCGGCAATTCGCTCGTAGATGTTCGCATTCTTTGTCAGCGCATTGGTCCGCTCAGTCGGAGTCAACGTGTAGACGGGCACGCCCGCGAGTGTCTTAAATTTCCAGGTAGATGACCCAGGGTCTAGCGGCAGTACCTTGCCAGCCCATGCGGCGGCCGCAGCCTCGTATGGGGCTGGATGGTAAATCAAGAATGTCCGAGCATAGGCGCTATCCTGGAGCGTGCTAGCCACGTCACTCGATGAGCCGGTCAGGATATCGCTATCCCCCGAGGTCGCTCCGAAAAGCCGTGGGATGGCCTCTATCGCGGCTGCCAGGGCGAGGATCTCAGGTTTGCCAGGATTGTCGAGGACCACCGTATACCAAGTGTCGTTGCCTGTCGGGTCTGTCCTGATGGTGTTCAGGTCTGTCACTACACCTGGGTCCAGGGTGATATTCTGCTGATTCAGCAAAGCCCTGTCGGTAATGCTCAGGGAGAAGATCACCCCGGCAGTATCAGTGTCGATTTGAATCGTCGTACTCGCCACGTCGGTCGCCGTGACCACCGTATTGACCGAACTCGCATTGATCGCCGTCACCAACCCGGCCACAATCTCTGCAATCGTCGCCGACGCATCCGAGGTGAAGTCAACGTCCACGCCGTTGATCGTAATTCGATAAAGCTGTGTGTTGCGGACCAATGCGACAGTCAGATTGATCCGCTGTGCCGCCGATAAAGTCCGCTTGCCGATGATTACCTTGTCGACCTTTGGGTTCTGCGAGAAGATTGCCGTAGCAATTGCGGTCGTCACGCCACCAGTCAAGAACCCGTCTGTCGCGAGCTGACTGATCTCCGTGTATTCCTTGGCCACCACGGCAGCGAATGAGGCGAGAAACTTTGCCTCCGAGGACATAATCAGCGGCACACCAAATCCAGTGCGTGCCACCGAGGCTGTCTGTTTGCTAATCTGTACGTTGACAATATCTGAGAGAGACATGTTCTACCCCTTTTAGCTGCCGTCCACTATCGTGTCTACATCCAAATCAGCATCTACATCCAAATCTTCTGACTCCAGGTGCACCTTGTCGATGTACCCATGGCGTTGGGTCATCTGCGTGGCCGTTCTAAATCTCACGTCCAGTGTAGCACGAGATAACCATTCTCCATTGATAACAAGACTCGTATCCGAAACACCCTCTTCGGCAATGATCGACAGGCCGGCACCATACAGATGATCTATCACCACAGGAAGACCCAAAGAAGACTGCGCCTTGACCGCCAGTGACCTCGCCCTGGTTCCCGATGATGAACCGCCGGTCGTCGCATCCGTGTTGAACGATACCGAGATGGTCATCTGGATGGGCCCGGTGGCCATAATCTCGACCTCTCGTCCCAATGGCTGGCCGACCAAAGTAGTCGTCCTGATCTCATCCCGACCACCCTCCTTGCTCTGGGCAATCATTTTCATCGTCGCGTATGGATAGTCAGGTTGGGCAACATTCTGGTCTTCCCAGATTGCCTCGGGCACAATCTCGTCGAAGCCTGATACTCCGCCAGTCAGCCAGTCATAAATGGCGTCCTCGATTGTCGACCAATCTACCGGCTGAAGGTCTTCGTCCAGGCTCATCGATTAGTCCTCACCGCAATCACCCGAAAGTAGTTCCCAAGCTCATGCCAGTCATCGACGAGTTCTACTTGGTAGATCACTCCTCGATAGAGAATCCTATCGGGAGTCTTTGACTCAGATCGCCGGACCGAGAAAAGCTCCGTCTCCGTGAAGATCTTGACCGTGTCCTGATTTCTCATTCCCTCAGGTAGGAGCTGTAGGTCTTTCGAGCCAGTTGGTTGAATAGATACCTCGATATCGAACCTGGTTTCCGTCGTCGCTTCTGAGACACGGCCCTTGATCACCGAGGTGGCCATGAACCGGATTATGGTTACGGTTACCGATGCCTCGTCGATGGCGCAAGCCAGATCTCCGAAAGCAGACATCAGGCCTTACCTACGTGCACGGTGATCGACCGAACTAGTTCTCCGGTATCGATCAATGGGGTGTCCGATCCCTTGCGGTCAATTGTCGCCTGTCCAAGAGGCGGCGGAATATGTGCATTGATTCGGTCGATCACTGCAGCTCGAAACTCCTCGCCGACCACCGTCAATGCCCGGCGAACATCAGCTCCATCGGTCACAACCTTGCCCATCTCCTCGCCGAGTCGTTTCTTCCACTTGCTCATTCCTTCATCTGCCGTTGATCTCAAAAATGAACGCTGTGGAATGCCGGCCGATGGTGCGCCAAATTCGTGAATCTCCGCCAGCTCAACGTTGGTTATCCCGCCTTCTCGCTGCTTCTCGCCCTTAGGTCCTTGAATGCCGACGGTCACCCTGTAGGATGAAGCCAGGTCCTTTAAACCCTTTCTGAGTTTGTCGAGGCCCTTGTCGAATTCTTGAATCTTGATCGCCATCAGTCCTCTGCCGCGCCTTCTGATTCCAGTTGCCGTCTCCTGAATTGTTCCCTCAGGATTGAATGAATCAGCTCTAGATTGTTTGATTTCAGGTCTGCGATAATCCCAAGACCATCTGCAAGTTTCACGAGATCTCGCTTCTTCATGCCCAGAAGTTGATCTTCGGTGAATCCGTCCTGCGTAGAATTATGTCCGCTTCTATCTCTCAGGTCGTCCTCCGATATAGCTGGTGGATCATCCGGCGTAGCATGAACTGTCGCAGGCGCTGACGGTGACTCAGGCAGCTTGGTCTTTTCTTTCACCGCCTCGACCTTTGCCTCTGCCACCTTGATGTAGCCACGCTTCAACCATGCCACGGCCTCTGGCCAATTGTCTGGAAGCTTCGCGCCAGGCTGGAGAATCTTGTAGTTGCCGTTCGCCATCTGAACCTTCATCGATTTGATCAACACATAGCTCATGGCCAATATCCAATCCGCGACAATTCATTGTACGCATAATCCAATTGAGACACCGATGGATCATCGCCCTGACCGATTCTGAAATGAGGCGGAACAGCATCGCCATCCTGGTCGAGCGTGATCTTCCCGCTGATCGACCTCCCGCCAAAGAACGGTAATGACCTAGTCGACAAGTCTGACTCCATGTCCTCGGCCCTGGACCTGAACTTGTCGGAAATATCACCGAGACTCTTAGACACTTCGCCGACAGAGATATCGGCCTCTCGTGCAAATTTGTTGGCCAACTGCTTTAGGATGATGATCGAAGCCTGCTCGACAATGTCCCCACCCTTAGTCAGTGCGTAACTGATTTCACGGTCATCGACCAGCGGTCGGCGACTATCGGTGTCACCTACATGCCATCGAACAGCATCGGCTGGAACGTTCTGCGGATCGAAGTTGTACGTAAACTGCAACTCGAC